CGGAGATCATAGCAATGGTCGTGTGACTTTTCATTCTGCAGTTCGCACATTACCGATTTCTGAAGCAGTAACGAGAGTGATGTGCTTACCGCGCTTACACGGCCCCCCAGATAAAAGGGCGATATACCGCCATTGGCACAGACACTTGAGCGAAGTTGCAAATCCGTCATTTGGCTTTCGACCAGACATAATGGAGCGAGCGCAGCAAGACATGTATCACACATACATTGGTGTAATTGAACGCAATCATTGGCATGAGTACATTCACGTTTTGGACCACGATACCATTTTAGCAGGACGCGATGGAATTCGTGCTCTTGATAGGGTCGATCTCAACACTTCAATGGGTTGGCCTTGGAATGAGCCCAAAACTAAGTACATCACGCCCAGTGAGAGAGTTGTGGAAGGCATCTCGAGTCCTCTAGACCTTGATCCGGAGGTTATGCGTGTAATAGATGAATGGGAGGACATACTTTTGTCTGGTAGACGCATCTATGCGGTGTTTAGAGCTTCACTTAAGGATGAAGCCACCAAGTTTACCAAAGACAAGATCCGAGTCTTTTCTGGATGTCCATTTCCTTTAGTTTACCTGATACGCAAATACTTTTTATCTTTGGTCCGCTTCCAGGTTCACTGGATGGAGTGTGAAACAGCGGTTGGTATGAATGCATATGGTCCGGATTGGGACACATTGGCTAACTCGTTGCTAGAATTCGGTGATCACTTTTTCGATGGTGATTATGCCAGTTACGATACCAGACAAGCGTCGTCTGAAACCGCCGCGGTGTGGGACATGTACATTTCATTGGCTGCTTACTGTGGTTATGACGACGATTCGTTGCATATAATGCGTGGGTTAGCAACGGAATGCATTTACCCTTTCTTTGAATATGATGGCACATTCATACAGCTTTTCAACATGATGGCTTCTGGTATTCCCTTGACGGTTACTGGTAACGGCACCGGAAATGGTAACTTTTTCCGGTACGCATACTATCGTGAAGCATTTGAGCGCAATTTGGAAGTTCTACCATTTAGAGACGCGGTATTACCAAATTTTAC